ATACGGGTAGCTCATGGATACAGATAGCAGATTCTGGTGCTGGAACTACTGGAACTTTGCAACAAGTTACAACAAACGGAAGCAGCACAACAGTAGGAATTTCAACAAGTGGTAATGGTATAGGTATAGGAACAACTATACCAGCAAGTAATAGATTAGATATACATAGCGGAACAGGTTTACAGGCTACTTTTAATGGTACAGGTGTAACAAATGCAGCTATTCAATTACAGTTAGCTGGTGTAGGTAAATGGACTTTACAAAACAATTATAATGCAGCAGCTAATGATTTTGTTATTACTGATGTTTTAAATACATTACCAAGATTAACAATAAAAAATACAGGACAAAGTTTTTTTGGTACAGTTGTAACTAGTAGCGGTTTATTAGTAGTTAATAGTTCAACAAGTGATAATCATTTTGTAGCAATAGGTGCTAATGCACCAAGTTTAAGGTTAAGAGATGCTGGTACTGGTGGTATTTTAAGTTGTGGTATAGGCATATCAACAGCAGCAAATAATTTTATACAAAGTTCAGTGAGCGGTGATTTTTGTTTTTTTAATAGTAATACAACGGCATCTCCTATTATTTTTGGTATTTATAATGGTACTAATACTCAAGAAGCAGTACGAATAACAGCAGCTCGTAATTTATTAGTGGGTAATCCTGCAACAGATACAGGGCAAAAATTAATAGTAAATGGCACTAGTTTATTTACAAGCAATTTAACTACAAATGCAATATTCATAGGAAGGTCTGACAATGGACAAGCATTTGCTTGTGGTAATGGTACAAATGCAGATATGGGTATTTTTATACAAGCTAGTAATATAAGATTTTCAAATTCATATTCAACTGGTATTGATTTTTCAATAGGTGGAACTACAAGATTCGCAATGAGTACAACAAATGCTATTTTTAGTGTACCTATACAAATTGGAAATTCAGTATCAGCATCAGTTTTAAATACAGTAACAACTAAAGTATCGATATTAATTAACGGTGTACAATATTATTTATTAGCATCTACATCATCAACATAAAAAATAATTTATGAAAACTATATCACCTATAACTATTTGGTACAATGGAAAAACTGATACAGCAACAATTTTTAGTCTAATCTGTATCAATGATAATTTAAAAGATAGTGCAACATTTTACTATCAATTATTAGATTCATCTTTATTACAATTAACACAAGGTAACCTTGTAATGGGTTTACCAGATTATACAACAGACTGGACTACTAATGACGCAGCTTATAATTGGGCAGCAACACAACTAAATTTAACTATAACTGGTAATTATACAACAACAATATAAAGTTCTTTTTTAACCTTTAAATACACAAACAAATGAAAAACGAACAAGCCTTACAAGTACTAAAAGAAGTATTAGATGCAGCCATTAAAGGAGGTATATTTCCTAATATGGATGCATCATTTACAGCAGCACAAGCATTTAATCTAGTTGCAAATGCTATTAAAGAAATTAAACCAGATGGAGAATAAAAGCGGTGATACTTTATTATTAATTAGTGGTTCTACTGCTTTTATAAGTTTAAATGTTATTCAACAATATGTAAGTATTACTGCTGCATTAGTTGCAATACTATCTGGTGTATTTGCTATTCGATATTATATTATTAAATCAAAAAATTAATATGTTAAAAAATTGGAAAACATCCTTATTTGGTTTTGGTGCAATTATTACAGGTATTGCTCAAATTGTAAAAGGTGATACTGTAACTGGTATTAGTGCTATAATTTCGGGTATAGGTTTATTTCATGCAAAAGATGCTAGTATTGGTTTAAATCAATAGTGAAAGATGAACCAGCAGACTAAAACATTTTTAATTGTTGGTGCAATAGCATTAATATTAACATTAGGAACTATGACAGCAACAGCAGCAGAAAGCCTTATAAAGCATTTTGAGGGTAAATACTTAAATGCTTATGATGATGGTACAGGAACATGGACTATTGGATATGGTACTATATATAACTATGATTTAAAAAGACCAGTTAAACAAGGTGATATTATTACAGAAGATAAAGCCATTGAGTATTTACGCAAAGAAATGGGTTCTGTTATAGCAGATATTAAAAAAGTGGTTAAAGTTCCTATAAATCAAAATCAATTAGACAGTTTAACCAGCTTTACATACAATTTAGGTATAGGTGCTTTAAAGTCTAGTACTTTATTGAGGTTACTCAATGCTGGAACTGATAAAGCAACAGTTGCAAATCAATTTCAATACTGGAATAAAGCTACAATTAATGGCAGATTAACCATTATGAATGGTTTAACAGCTAGAAGAACAGCAGAAGCTGCTCTTTTTGTGAAATAGTTTGTGTATTTAGATGGTTCAGCCTACTAACATTTGTTAGTAGGTTTTTTTGTGCATAAATAAAAAAATAAATTTGGTAATATCAAAAATGTTATTACATTTATATCCTAAACCCTTTTATTATGACACAGAAAGCACAAGTTATTGCAACCATGAAGGAAATGCAAGACAAAATCAACAAGTTAGAACAGGTACTCTCCTGTTATCCTTTCAACAATGTTAACCTATTCTTTTACGGCTCAAATGGTGTATTCAATGCTTTAACACAAATTGATTTTCCTTTTTCTTTATCTGGTGAAATTAAAATTTTTATGGAAGATTCTATTGCTTCTATTAAAGATGAAATTTTGCAATTATCTAAATGTTTATGAAATTTAGATTTTGGCGGTATAGACTTATATACTGGTTACAACCAGCTTATAAAACATATCGTTTGCGAGGAATGCTAACCAGATACTTTAAAAAACTTAAATTTTAAAAGATGAAAAAAGAAACTTTAGAAGCTATTATAGTATTAATAATTGCTTTTATACTTTGTGCTATCCTTGAAAACCATGTATAATGGAAGAAACTATAATAAACCCCATTGAAACATTACTACAAGATAGAAAGTATAAACCCGAATATTTACCAAGTAAAGACCAAATTTTATGGACTATTGGTAAGCATACCATAGCAACGACGCAAAATTTTCAAGTCATTACGGGTTTACCAAAAACAGGTAAGTCAACTATATTGTCAGCATTAATAAGTACAGTATTTACTGCATCTGATTTATTTGGTATGAAGTTGCATCTACCAGCAGACAGGCGGAAAATAGCCTATTTTGATACAGAAAGTTCTGATTATGATTTTTACCGACAAGTAGATAGAATAAAAAAGTTTTCGGGGATGCATAATATACCAGATTGGTGTAGTTTATATACAGTTAGAGAAGATGAACCAAAAGCTATTTTGGCAATGGTTGAATATTATTTAGCCATGTCTGGAGCTCCTATTGTTATTTTGGATGGATTACTGGATTGTATTTTCGATTATAACGATCCAATAGAAAGCAGAAAATTAATAAATTGGTTTAAGAGATTAACGAAAGTTTATAATTGCTGCATCATTGGTGTTTTGCATCAAGGCAAAGGACAAGCTGGTACAACTTTAGGGCATTTAGGTAGCAATACAGATAGATATGCACAAAGCACTATTGAGATTGTAAAGGATAAAGAAAAACAAACTTTTACAATGAGTAGTAGATTTTTAAGAAGTTCAGATGATTTTGAACCAATTACTTTAATTAATGTAGCTGGTGAATGGCAACAAGTTTCTATTTATGGCAAAGAAACAAAAGAACCAAAACAAAAGAAAACAGAACTATCTGAAAAGGATTTATTGCATAGGTCTTTGTATTCACCTAAAAGTTATAAGCAGCTGGTAAATGATTTACAGGAATTAACAGGTAAAGGTATTTCAGCCAGTAAAGGAATTATTAAAGAATGGATTGAAAAAAATTGGATTTATAAAGAATCAGATTTATACAAAATTAAAAACTAAACAAAATGCAAGAATTATTAGAATTGAAAATTTATTTTTTAGAAAATTTACGTCATGTAGAAAAAAGAATGTATGCTGAAGCTGATGAAGATAGATTTACATTGGAACATTTAGAAGGTCAAAGAATGCAGTTATCAGATGCATTAGAATATATAAATTTTCTAATAAAAACAAAAACAATTTAAAAAAATGACAAACGAAAACAATGATTTAGCACTTAAATTTTTTGTAATTAATTTAGTTAATACAGAAATGCCACAACCTACATATATTATTAAACATGAAGATTTACAGAATGTTTATAATCTAGCAAAAAATGTACAAAAATATCAAATAATTGAAGCTTATTTACAAGGAGCAAAAGATACAATAAATGATGAAATACCATTAGCATTTAATTACTATGATAAAACTTATAAACAATAAAAAAAGCAGCAATAAATTGCTGCTCCTTTCTAATAAACCCCTTTATTAAGAGAAGGTTCTTCTTTCATTTCAAAGATAATAAACTTTTATGAATTACTACACTTGCATTTTATTTTTTTCAGAAGAAATAAACCGCCGACCAACAAAGTATCACAATATTAGGCATTTAGACAATTTTAAAGCCTTTGCAGCCACTATAGGAGCAAAAGCAATAAATGTATATAATAAAAAAACTAAAGCCTTTGTTGAGCAGATAAAGATTATTTAAAACTATAAAAAATACTTACTCGATTACTCAATTACTCGATTAAACTAAAAGACCAGCTAAAATGCTGGTTTTTTTATGTCTATACTTAAAGGTTATTCTAAAGGTGAAAAAAGAATCTTTAATTGGGTTAAAATAAAGGTTGGTATAAAAGTAAACAGG